ACCGGTTATTGTGGACGTTTTCAACTGTTTTGTCTGTGTATTTAATGCCGAGATTGTTCGCCTGTCTTATAAGCATATTTGCATATTGCTCGTAGAACTTTATGCCAGTAGACCAAGCTTTTATTGATAAACCATTTGCCAAACACAATTCAGCATTCAATCTTTTCTCGTTGTCACCAGGCTTCCTCAAGTTGTTGTATGTCCAAGGCGTGAATAACATAACGCGATCAGGTTGTCTCAAAACCCTAACGCTCATGTCATCTCGCACTAACCACACTGTCGACAAATAATTGCCTGCATCAGGTTCGCATATGTTGATGTACTTTGCTATTTGTCCCATGTTTCCTTGAGTATTTTCTTTAGTAAAAGTTCTCTGCATTAACAGTCTTTTTATGCTATCTGCATCAACGCGTTCACATATTATTATAGTGTCATCTCCGCACGTTTCCAAACAGAAGTGTAGACCCTCGATGAAGTCATAGTGTAATGCAAACCGCACGTACTCTGCTGCCGTGACGGTGTTGCCATCGCTTGTGGACATGAAGCCAGAGCCAACAGTACCGTCTACTTCGTACGAATAATTCGTTTTTCTGTTTCGCACGATTTGTGTCATGTTCGACAAGACTTCATATACATGGTCAAAGTCTGTTTCTAGGTGCCGTTGAATTAAATCTGCAGCCATCAAATATCTTTCTGCGTGCGTCGATTTCTTAACCCAATCCCATTGTGTTCCGTCAAACCCAGATCCATCGATATCAATTTTGACTGGATCCACAAATTTTTGAAAGAATTTGGTGTACTTCTCATTCCTCTCATCCCAATTCAAGCCGCTCCCATAGGATTTGTCGTATGCTTTGTGACATTTGGCAACGAAATCTACAATCGGTCCCATGAGTATTTTGGCTATTCCGTTTTGTGCAGTTATGTTACGAGCTTTACTGAGGTCCATACATTTTTCGTCAGTTTTGACATGTGCATCACACTCTATTAGCTTCCCGTCCTCGACTACTTTGGTCAGCATGTATTTGTCATATGCATCTTGGTATTCGGCTCGTTTAATTGGTTCAGTTCGTGTGTCTATCCAGTGTTGAGTTGAAAGTTTACTGTATTTTTCAGTTTCATCTTCTCCGAGCACTTTTGAGTGGTATAGACCCCAATAATAATAACGTTCGTATACTGGCCGTCTGTGAACCTTCCACCAATTTGTAAACTCATCGGCGGTTTTATCATCATACCATGCTCTAAGAATGAGATTGCGACTGAGTGCCGTCGTGTTAGTAGCCGGGCAGCTGTGCATTTTCTTTGGTATGAAATTAGGGTTGTCTTTTCCTACAAAGGCTGGGCATATTTGTACAAGTCCATCTTTGTGCATCTCAGCAGACCCAACTTTGTCACACTCTTCCGGCTGTTGGAATTTTTTCT